TTATGACTCTATCGCATACTTTACGGTTGACCTATTAAGCTCTTCAGGCAAGGTACTTGAATCTGACGTATACAATTATGGTTATAGAATTGATGATTGGATTAATCCAAGTGGTACGAGGACATATGAAAATCCATACAGTTTGACCAGTGCTGATTCTATTCGGTTGAGTATAACAGGAAAGGATGATGGATTCTGGGCTGGTTATTATGGACCTGAGTTTATGCACGTTACTTTAAGTGTTAATTACTCAGTTGATCCATGCGCGTCTAATCCATTACATGCTCCAACATGCTCAGGTTATCTAGATGCTCTTGCCGCGTTAATGCCTCAGTCGGTGGAGACAACATCTACTGAACCAATAACTGCAGTTGAAACTTCTACACCAACAGCTGAGGTAATATCTACTTCGGCCGCTCCTGTAGTTACTACATCTCAATCACCAGTAGTCACAGCAACCAATCCAAGCTCTTCTAGGAATGTAGGAAATGGTCTTTCAGTTGGTGCAATACTCAGCATTGTAAGAAACGAGCAATCAAGAATATCTTCGGTCGAATCATCCGCAGTTCAACAAGCCAATGAGCAGGCAGCTCAGGCAACTGCAGAGGCCCAACAGCAGGCAGAAGCAGTTGCATCATCTGCAGTTGCATCTAGTCAATCTCAACTGGCGGTTCAATCAGCACAAAGTCAACAATCAAGCATTGCAATTGGTAGCTCAAGTCAAAGTGCCAGTGAGATGTATTCTTTAGCTAATAGAACTGAAACAGAATCGGCTACTCAAAGTATTAGCTTAACAGGAAATTCTCCAACAGGCAATCTCTTTGAATCAGCACCCGTTGTACTGCAAGAACAAAACAATCAGACAACAGAGAGTACGGTTAATTCAAACGTTACGGATAATGACATAGCAGGAGATGTCTCAATTGCGGCTTTACAAGTAATACCAATTGGATTTGATTTATATCAAATTGGATTAGTTGACGCTGCGTTTTATAAACCCAAGGACATTTATAAGAACCAAAAGAATGTTGACAATGCAAGGGCATTTAGAGGACTAGTGGGTGGTGGTCTTTACAAAGATATGGTGGATTCACAATATGCTCGCTGAACTTGCAGCTGCCAATGCAGCATTCGACGTAATAAAACAAACACTGGCTAATGGAAGAGAAATCTATGAAGCCGGTGAAGCTATGGCTCAATATTTTGGTTTAAAAACTGAAATACAAAAGAAAGCTCATCAACATGGATACAAGAGTGACTTATCTGCATTTATGGCCGCAGAACAACTAGCCGCTCAAGAAGAAGAATTGAAGGAAATGATGATATACCAAGGCCGAGGTGGTATGTGGGATGACTGGTTAGCGTTTCAGGCAGAAATGAAACGAAGTAGAGAAGAAGAGGAAAGAGAACGTAATCTAGCAAAAGCTAAAAGACGTAAAATGATCCTTGATATTCTTATGTATGGGAGTATTGGTGTTGGTGGATTGGCATTAGTCTTTGCTGCGATATCAATTACTCTTGCTGTTGTAAAATAGGAGATACAATGTACGAATATAGAGCAAAAGTAAACAGAGTGGTTGATGGTGATACCGTTGACGTGGATATTGATTTAGGTTTTGGTGTTTGGTTACACGATGAACGTGTACGTATTATGGGTATTGATACACCAGAATCAAGAACTTCTGACGAAGAAGAAAAGATTTTTGGTCTGGCGGCAAAGTACAGACTAAAAGAGTTACTTGGTGAAACAGCTATACTGAAGACCCAAGTAGATAAGAGCGGTGAAGATGCAAAGGGTAAATTCGGTCGCATCCTAGGAGACTTTGTTGCGCCAGACGGAAGAATGGTAACTGAAATTATGATTGAAGAAGGACATTGTGTTCCTTACTTCGGAGGGTCTAAAGAAGATGTTCAAGCTCAACACATGGTCAATCGTGCTCGGTTGATCGCTGAAGGTAAAGTAAAACTAAAAGGAGAATGATATGACAGATGAAACCGGAAAACCCCTAGATCTCAATGGTGATGGTATTATTGATGATGTAGAACGAGAAATGTATATTGAGTTTAAGCGCAAAGAACTTGAAGATGCAGATGCACAGCGAGATGCTATTCGTAAGATGGCATGGTTTTCATTGGCTGGCCTACTCGTCTACCCAGTCGGTATTGCACTAACATCTTTATTGGGTTTGGATACTGCGGCTAAGTTGATTGCTGATATTGCTCCAACATACTTTGCATCTATTGCTGTTTTGGTTTCTGCCTTCTTTGGTGCTGATGCTATCAAAGGTAAAATGGGCGGCGATAAGAAGTAAGCCATGAAGAAGTTATTGGTTGCACTAAGTGTAGTAGCCTTGAGTGGCTGCGCAATGATTCCTAGCTTCTGGGATGACAACCAATCCCATCGTGCAGTTGATATTTGGCAGAGTGCTAAATCAATCAACTGCGATGGGGACTATCGTTATCAAGTAATTAACCTTGCTGATGATATGTCGTGGTTTGTTCTATACAGTCAAGCAAAGGGAACTAAAGATGTTCTTGAGATTGCAGAAAAGATGAATGAGACAGTTAAACCTTTTGCAGAAAAGAAAGAATTGTCACCTGCATACTGTAAACTCAAGCAACGTATATTGGACAAACAAGGCGAGGCATTAGCTAAGTCTGTTCTGGGGAGATTCTAATGGATGAATTAGCAAAGTTAATGAGTTGTGGTAACGCATGGTTTGAAGAGAAAGCATGTATCATTAATGATACTAAGTTGGCTTATGACCGTGGAGAGATCACAGCCGAAGAGTTTAAAGAATTACTGCAAGACATTGCTAATACGGATGAACTCGTTGAAGACGCTGCTGTTCTTGAATTAAAGAGTATGTTGGTATCGGCAGTTTATGGCATAACACAGGTATTATAAGGAGTTTAAATGTCAACAGAAGTAGAGTTTGGTGGAGTCAAGTTCACTGGCGGTAAGATGTTCGCCCTACTAACTGCACTGTCTACTTTGGGTGGTGCTGCTTGGGGTGGCTTTGAGATCTATAAAGACTATATGGATATGAAAGAGATTATCCAAAACATTGACACTACGGAAATTGAAAACCGCAACCAGTTAATTGAACAAAAACTTAATGCGGCTCAAAAAGAAGTAGAGAAAGCTGTAGATTATTCTAGGGCAATCAAAGATGATCTTCGTGATCAAATTGCAACTCTAGATACTAATGTACGGCGTGTTGAGAAACTCTTGAGAGAGAATGAACAGGCCACTCGGCAGATTGTTCAGAATGCTGAAGAGCGTTTTGATAATAAACGTGACGCGCTACAGAATCAATATGATACCAAAGCATCTCAATTAAGAGATACTACGGATCAAAAGATTAAAGATGTTGAAGATAGATTAAATAAAAAGCTACAATCAGCATTAGATAATCCTCTGGCAAATTAAAAAAAGGACCGAAAGGTCCTTTTTATTTCCACAAATCTCTCCAATTAAAATTGCGATGGGTGGATAATTTATCTAAATAATCTTCTGCTTCTTTTAACATATCTCCTTTATAAGGAGATTTTTTTAATTCACCGACAACAAAAGATAGATGTGAATATTTTTCAATATATTCATTCTTTTTATCTTCAGGCAAATTTCTTATTGATAATTCTTTTGGCCAACTAACAATACAGTCAAAATTCATTTTTAAATTGAATTTATTTTTATAATAACTTTCAATTTCATTTAAATCATTAATATTTAATAATGATACCGTACAGGCCAATTGACTAATGATGTGTTTTGATTTTACTAAATTTTCTTCAAATTCGCTTACATTAATTGGATATCTCATCCAGGCAAGTTTTTGGCCATAATGATCACATGATACAGAAAAACTTACTGATTTAAATTTATTAATTAAAAAATTAATATCATATGATTTATAATTTAATTTTGTTAAATTAGTATCAAATGTCAAATTAATATCTTTAGCATATTTACCGGGTATTAACTCAACTAATTCCCACATCTTTGGCAATAATAATGGTTCACCACCAGTTAAATGCAGACGGTCGATTAAATTAATATTTTTTAATATATCAGCTACGGCATCTTTCCATTCAATTTTATTTAAACTTTTAAATTTAAAATTATCTTTCTGCCATTTATTATTTGGACCAAATACAGTTTTTAATTCATTTCGACGAGTTGAAGAATTATAGGGATGACACATATAGCAACCCAAGTTGCAATATGAACCATTAATTCTTAATTTTAATCCAATATTTTTTAACTCAGTATCATATCCGTATTTTTCTAATTGTTTTAATGTTCTATGAGATTTACCTGTTAATTTTTCTAGGTTATAACAAACTTCGCAATCATCAATAAGTTTACCCTCAAACATATCATTTCGAATATTTTCCATTTCTTCTGATGTAAAAAATTCAAACGGTAAAGTATTTGATGAATTATATTTTTTTAAATCGTTATTCTGTTTTGCATGACAACATAATCTATACTGGCCACTATTATCAGTGTAGATTTCTTTAAATGCCATCGGGCAAAATGACTTATTCATTAAATATATCCATTCATTATGGCAATTACTATAATGGTTTTTGCCATAATGAATGTTTTATGATAAATTAAGCAATCAAGCCAGGTTTATAAACCGTTTTGCCATTTTCTTTCATGGCAGTTAGAACTTGTTTCTTGTTATCATCTGGGTTATATGATACATGAACCCATCCAGAGTCAGGAATACCAGGTGTATAGAACTCTAGAATCACTTGACGGAACTCACAGTTATCAACAATCCATTGTGCCAGGTCTGCATTAGCAATACCAGGAATCTCAATGTCTGCTGCCATACCCTTACAATGGTCTGATGTCTTTGAGCCACCGACTTTTGCATTAACATCAGGGTGACGGAAACCTGAGTTCACTTTTACGCCTTTACCAAAGTGATCACGGACTTTTTGTAGAACGTTTTCAGCAAGTGCTTGCATATTGGTAATATGGTCATCATCCGGCTCATTTTCCATATCAAGACGAAGTGCCGTATCGCTTTTAATCATTTCAGCAAGGCTGAAGTTAGGTGATAGTTTCATTACTTTTCCTTTCGGTTGGTTGTGGGTTTATTTACCATATCATGTATGTATAATTGAATTAATGCGTAGTGTAGTACTTTCATTAAATCTTTACGTGCATCAATATGTGTACCTTTTTTGCCATATCGTTGTGCATATTTTAACACATTACCAATGCAAAAACCGGTACCATGACCACCATCAATCACAAACTCTGTCGCTTGAAATTTATTGACAGAATAATGTGCGCCGTATGTTGAATCAATGTAAGATCTAAACTCTTCAATGAGTCGACCTTCATTAAATTTATAATCTATTTTATCAGACATATTAAAAAAGGGACCGAAGTCCCTTTTCTATTAGGCAGTAAAACCGGCCTGGAAAGCAGCGGCGACCATAGCCTTTGAAGGACGGCCGACACGGTACTTGGTGGTTTTTGCACCAGTGTACAATGTTGCTTCATTAGAGTAGATGCAAACACCTTTACGGCGCAACTCACTTACAGCTGCGGTTGGGTTAGCCAATTTGAACATTGACTTGATTTGCTTGGCAGTCACTGAAGCGCCAGTTTGCAGGTAAGATTCGAGTTTTGCAGTTTTAGACATATAATTTCCTCATTATAAAATACCCCAGTTTACGTCACAGAAAAAGGTGGGGTCACCCTTTCCCTATGTTTAAGTTAGTATTATAACACGTCCAGCTCGGAATGTAAACACTTTTTTTATCTTTTTTCAGTTTCTGGAGTAGTGAATCGGCCGTTCGTACATACCTCTCTCGTCTCTATAGATTGAGATGTAATGACCATACTTAGTACCGTCCTGATATGTGTAATGGGCAGTAGAGTCGTATTTGATGGGAGAATACAACGAATCCCATGTATGTAATAAGCTCTCGGCTTCAAGTGCTTCGTTTAGAGTATTAAACCAATTAGCCATTACAAACCTCCAAAACTTTGGCGGGAAAATCAATCTTGCCGTCGAACTCGAGTTGACTGCGTTCGAATTCAGTTAAATAGTCATCGGCAACAATAGACCAACCGAGGATATATTCCTCACACATAGGGTTGGAGATTTCAACTTGATCCCGAATCTTGGTCAGGATTTGGTCAACACGAGCTTCTGCCCATTCGTAGTCGGCATCAAAATCTAGACCCTTGACCACATACTCAGAACCACCCTTCATCTTCCAATAGGGATCACTAGAAGAACCATAGTTTTCCATATACTGGGTAGAGATTAGTAACTTAGACATATTAAATACTCCTTAAGCAGTCATTACAAAAGCAAAATATAAGCCAAATGGCAAGGCAATTGCTGTAAATAGAATCACTGCCGCCATGGTATCTAATAAGAATCGTTTCATTTGACACATCCTCTTTTTGGTTGGTATGTGTCTATTATACCACGTCTAGAGAGGATGTACATAATACTTTCGTATAAGATTTGTGTAATACTCAGGTATTACTTTCTACATACGATGTGATCATCGGAAAGGCCTGAGTAATCGCCTGAGCGCACGCCTGAGCGACTTGGATGTGTTCCTTTTGGGTACCATTAGATGACCGTAGTTCGATGTAATGGATCCACGACCTAATGGTACCATTGACCTGTAGTCTGGACATCATAAGCCCTTCTGGTAGTACGGCTCTGGCCTGTTCCTTGGCAATACCATTATCAATAGCCCAGCGATATGCTTCAAGAGCAGCATCACGAACCTTAATTTGTTGTGCTTCCCACATCCAGGCCAAACGTCGACCTTCATCAGTAGACATATCAACCTCTACACTATTTTGTCTATTTTTCTGATCCTGAAGTCGTGGTTCGCGAAGTACCATTTCCAAATCTTTAGTTGGATCTGCGTACCTTTGTGAGAACTCTTGAAAGGAGAACGAACGGTGTCGTAGTAACTGACGGGCAATGTCTCGGGTTGTTTCAACTTCAATACAGGCTGAGACCATTTCAAATGGGGACCAGTGCTTGTGCTTGGCCAAGTATCCGAGCAGTTTTTCAGCAGTCGCTGTATTAAATTGATTGGCCGGATTACTAACTCTGGCGCAGTATGCAATAAGGTCCTGCGCGTCATACAACCCTTGATCATATAACTCCCTCGTTGGTTTTGAAAAACTAATTAGTGTTGCTTTCATTTCTTTAAACTTTCCTCAAATTCTTCTATTGATCTTTTAAGTGATGATATAAACCCCAACTCAATTAGATTTCTTTTTGCTTCCGGGTCGAGTAATACTCGTAATGTTGCGGGACCATTATCCGAGTCTTCAATATAGTCAATTACGTCAATCATGATCCATCGCCTTCCAGTTGTTGATAATAGTGTTTAGTGAGTTCTTTATAGGCCTCAAGAATTTTGGGCGGTAGTTCAACTTTATCAAAAATTATGGCATTATCTATGGCTATTGTTAGATCACGAGAAAGTTTAAGTTCTTTTGCCGTACCGATTTCATGTGTTTCAAAATCACTCATAATTTAAATCCTTCAAACTTTTGTCGTTTCACTGCTTGTGACTTATCATACATTGGTGTATCATCGGTCAAGGTCTGTTGAGTTTCCTCTACATCATAAAGGCGCATTTTTGAACGGTCAACGCCGATAACGAATCTTTTATGATAGGTTGGATCATTGTATCTATTCTTTAGTTGTTTGACCATCATCTGGCCTTGTTGTTCTAACTCTTCTGTTGAGATAAGAGCGAACATAAGGTCGGCAGTTGCTGGGAGTCCAAAAGACTCGGAAGTGTCTTCGAGACCGACGTCTGAGTTTCCATATCCGCTTCTTGTTGTTTGAGTTGCAGATACAACGGGTACGTCAAATTCGACAGCAAGGCCACGTATTTCTTCGGCAATTGCTTTGATGTAGTTATAGGAGTTGATGGCACCGCCCATTCCTTTCATTCGTGATGAGGAGCAAATATTCAAATAGTCAATAAAGATAATGTCTGGTACAAATTGTTTCTTGAGTTTTAACTCATTTAACAATCCACGGAAATGTCCGCAGTGTGCTGAACCAGTAGGATATTCCTTAATGATTAATTTACCAGTAGTTTGTCGAGAGATATTTGCCACCTTAGTAGTAAATATATCTTTAGACAACTTATCAATCTGGTCAATAGGAACATTAAGTAAATTTGCATCAATACGTTCAGCAATCTTCTCTTCGGACATTTCCAAGGTCAAGTAAAGCACATTCAAGTTTTGTGTCATACAAGCCGCAGCCATATGACACATGAATAATGATTTACCAACACCAGTACCAGCAAGTGCAATATTCAATGACTTACGTGGTAAACCACCCTTGGTTATCTTATTAAAATAATCCAAGTCAAATGGGATCCGTTGCTCTTCCGTGTGATAGAAATCATATCGCTTATCAACGTTTTCAATATAGTCGTGTCCAATGTTAGTATCAAAACCAACACCAAGAGCTTTAGTCAGAATATCTGGTAAAGCATTCTTAGTAAGTGATTCATGTTTACCATCAATAATGGAAATGGATTCCATAATTGCATTGTACACGGCTCGGTCTTGGCACCACTTTTCAGTAGTATCCAATAACCATTTCTCATCTACTTTCTCATCTGAAAAGAGATAGGGCAACACATCCATTGACATGTTATGTTGCTCACTAGACAATTTATCAGATTGATCTAACTCAATTTTAAAACTAGTTTCAGTTGGCAGTTTATTATACTTTGCAACGAACTTACCAGTCTCCTTAAACAGAGTCCGATAAATGCCTTCAAAGTACTCAGGTTTAATAAATGGTAACACCTTACGCATATACGCTTCATCATTGAGTATATGACGTAAGATTGTTTGTTCAAGATTAGTCTGCAACTTGGTCCTCTTTTTTATTTAATGTAACACTACCATCAGTGAGACCTACTTCAATGATTGCTTCCAATACAGCAGCAACGTGTTTTTGTAGATTAACATCCGATTCGGTTAAGTCGGTATCCGGTGTGGTTACAATTCTAAAATTAAATGTCAGTTGATCTTTAATTTCATTGAAACCGATAGCATTATATTGCACCACAGTTTCAATGTAATCACCAGTCATGAACCTAACACCCCAAGCATCTTCATTATCCTGCAAGGGTGTTAGAACATAATCAACGTTTTCCTTAAATTCACTCTGCATCTGCGCCGACATATACATCTCTCTTAATCATATAGGTGCGAGCCAAGTAATCGGCAAAGTCCGTAGTATCAAACAAAGGTTTCCAGAACTCTTCGTTCAGTGTTTCCTTCTCTCGGTACTTGCCCTCCAACATCTCTCCAGTAGACTTATCAACTTTTTGATACCATCCATTGCTAGGCTTAATAACGTAACCACCAGTGAGAGCAACGTCCAACAAACCAGACCAACGCTGGACACCACCTTCCCAGGAAACTGAGATAGGAATTTTTGATTTCTCTCGGACATATCGTGATTTCTCTACGTTAATAATAAAGTGGTAACCTTGGATTTCAGTACCGACTTTATCCTGTTGACGACCCAAGATCCAAATGTTATCTGCAGAGTAGTAAATACCAGTGCCACCAGAAACAATATCCTTAGGGAATAGACCAATTTCTTTATATGTGTGGTTTACAGCAATCATAGGAATATTTTTCATATTCAGATATGGTGTACACATACGGAAGAGACCTTTCAAGGCCTTGGCACGAGACATATCTGCCACTGATTTCTCATTGATAGCATCTTCCAATTCTTTCTTAGAAGCCAAGTTACCAACAGAGTCAATCACAACACATACCTTATCGCCACGGTTGATGCCCTCAAGCTGACCGATCAAGTCAAACTTAAGTTCTTCAACGTTAGTAATTGGAGTATGCAACACACGTGATGGGTCAATACCAAATTGTTCAAAGTAAGACTGGGGTGAACCAAACTCAGAGTCATAGAATAGAATCACTGCCTCAGGATATGCTTTCAGATAGGCGCTGGCCATAATGAGAGCAAATGACGTCTTAAAGTGTTTTGATGGACCTGCCAGAACAGTCAGACCAGGAGTCAGACCACCATCAATCTTACCAGACAGTGCAACGTTAATCATTGGCACCTCAGTGGCAACCATATCCTTCTCATTGAAGAATTTAGACTCTGATAGAATTGAAGTATGGTCTAACTTACTATTCTTTTTCAATTTATCCATAATGGACATATGATATATTCCTTATACAATATTGTAGTACGATTTGTACCATTCAACAAATTTAGCAACACCAACCTTAACCGATGTTGTTGGCTTATAACCAAGTGCCTGAAGTTTTGTAGTATCAGACCACGTAGCTTGTGTATCGGCGGGATGTTTCTCCACCATGTTCTTGATTGCCTCCTTACCAACATTCTTTTCAATTTCACTCACAAAGTCCATAAGTTGAACTTGTTCGCCGTAACCTATATTATATACTTCTTTTAGGTTCTGTGTCGTATTATTTGCTCTATTAATAACAATATTAATACCCTGGACAATATCATCGACATAAGTAAAGTCACGGATCATATCACCATAGTTAAATAAATTGATAGGTGTTTCTTCTATAATTGATTTGGTAAATGAGAACAGTGCCATGTCAGGACGACCCCAAGGACCGTAGACAGTAAAGAAACGAAGACCAATTGTTACTGGTATTTTACTTGCCATGAACTGTGCTTCATTGGTTGCCTTAGAGTAACCATAAGCATTAAGTTGATAACCACACTTGTCACTTTCTTTCCAAGGTAGTTCATTGCCCGCCATTACACAGGATGTGGAAGCATAAATGATCTTATCAACACCACGTTTTTCACAAACTTCAATTAAGTTATGGGTACCATTAATATTATTCTCTAAGTACAGACGTGGATGATCTAGTGAGTGACGTACACCAGCATAAGCACCCAAGTGCATTACAACATCAGGTGCAAAGGTACTAATGGCAAACTCAACATCAATAAGATTTACCAAGTCACCCCTGATAACCTCAATACCTTTTGCTTGCAGATTGGCAGCACGAGCATATTTGAGTTCAACATCATAATAGTCATTGTAATTATCAAAGCCACAAACAGTATGACCTTCTGCTTGTAGTTTAAGTGCAAGATGATACGCAATAAAACCAGCGCCACCTGTGATTAGAATTTTTGCCATTTATTTTTACCTTTCGATTGTTCGTACTGTTACGCCTGCTTCGTCAAACATGCTTTTAGAGAAATTCCATGAATCTTCCCATTTTTTAGGAATACCCTGTGTTTCGGTAATAATTTCTTTAATACCGACTTGGATAATACCTTTCGCACACTCAGAGCATGGAGGTAGACCATAGACATAAAGTGATGCACCATCAAGTGAAACACCATTATATGTAGCGTTATAGATTACATTCATCTCTGCATGAACCACGTACATATATTTAGTAGGTTTATCATTATACCTTTCGGCATAATCAAAAATACCTCTGGGAAATCCATTATAACCTTGAGCCAAAACATTGCGTTTTGGTCCAACGGCAACTGCACCAACTTTTGTTGATGGGTCTTTAGACCAAGATGCTACTTCTTTGGCAAGACGTAAGAATACTTGGTCCCAACTATCACGTTGTGACTCAACCAATGGTCCTTGATGGTTTCCAATTATCCCAAGCTGTGTTTGTTTCATCATAATTTAGTGGTTTATTTCGATCCGTATCATAGTAACATGGGTGGTGTTCATATGAATCGGTATTTACTGGTTTCAATTTCTCAAAATGAGACGGATTAGAATTGGACCAATTTACATGGGCCTTATTCCACTCATCAGGGGTTGCATCATTAAGTCGTCTTTTAGGTTCAGACATAACTTTTATCCTTGTGTGTGTTAATACACATTATATATGGATTATGCGATCTTGTAAACAACACCTTGAACTTTTTCACGATCATCCAATTCATAACCAGCACGTACCTCATTGTTTGCCTCAACAACGGCACGTAGAACACTCAGGCGATCGCTGTAGTCGATAAACGCCTTGGTATCCTTGGGGAAACACGCACCACCAAAACCACGGCGACCATCGTGACCAGGCACTCGAGTATGACTTGAACCGATACGAGGATCTTGGGCAACAGTGTTAATAACCGTCTGATAGTCAAAGTTGTTATCCTGACAGACTTCCCAGATTTGATTAAAGAATCCAACCTTGGTCGAGAGATAAGAATTAATGGTATATTTTACCATCGATGCTTCTTCAGGGCGCATATAGAATGCTGGAGCAGTTGCACAAAGACTATATTGATCATAATATGAATGCAAAGTCTTACAAGTATTTAATTCGCCACCAAATACATGCATGGGTGGATTAACAAAATCCTCACTAGCATTTTTCTCTGTCAGAAACTCTGGGTTATAAACCAAATTAGGATGAGCAAGTTCAGTTAGAATACTTGGCACAACGGTGGACTTGATTGCCACGATTGCTTTATCCATAATACCATTTGACTTTAAATCAGCAATAACACTACGCAGGATAGAAAAATCACCAAAGGGTGTGGGGACTGCAATAAAGACCAAGTCGATATCTTTTTCAATATCAGCAACGCTGGTGCCATTTTTTGGATCAATGATTTGTTTTGTAGCACTGCGTTTAGAAAAACCATAATCCACTGCTTGACCGACAAAACCGTGACCAACAATTGCAATTTTTAGAGACATATAAACTCCTTAAGTAAAATAGTATATAGTAAAATTAGGAAGTCAAGTCGGCAAGAATTTGCAACAATTGATCCATTGATGATACTTTAAATTGATATGATTCACGTGAACCTACTGATTCAATATCATCCTCATCGATACCACAGGATGTGAGAAAACCAATGATTTTTTGAGATGTTTCTTCTCTATTTTTCTTCTGCCAATTGTACATTTTACACACTGTGGGATTGCCATTATTATCTGCGTAAAACTGTAATTGGATACTATCCACAGTCTGTGACCATAATTCCACACCATCTTTTTTAATGGTAAAAGCATTTACACGCCCACGGATTTTGGTATCATAATTATCACGATACCATTCAGGGAATTCTGCAAATGCATCAAACTGTGAATCAACAAAAGTACCATAAAGTTCAGAAAACTTTGCCATAATAAAACACTCCTCATAGTGACCAGAAACAGAATTATCCTTAGGTTGCTCAAATGCAATTAGGTATGATTCCAAAAGAAATGATTGCCAATCTTGTTTGTTTTCAAACCGTTCAAGATTTCGGGCGATAATATAGAGATTATCAACATCATAACCTTTGGTTTTTACATGCTGAATGCTACGGTTGCCATTACCCTTACCGATATAGTCCCAGGTATTGGATTTTTTCTTGCGATAACCGTAAACATATTGACCCAGTGATTCAAAGAATGCACCGGAACCTAATTCACTCATAGCAGTTCCAAAAGATTTCATATGGTTATTATACCACGAAACGAGACAAAAGTAAATATATCAAAAGTATTACATTGATTTGTATACAAACTCTAGTGCCCTGTCTGCTTCTTTTTCCAGGGGCCGAGTAGCATACCAGTTGCCAGTCTCTGCATCAAATTGCCTACACATCTGTGTAATCTCTTGCACAGTAATGGGGTATTCATTTTTAATAGCATTACCGGCAACGGCAACCATGATCTGATACATCTTATGGTACCAACCAGTATTATTAATGACCTGATATTCTGATGCCAGTTTCTTAGGCCAGAATGGACAATCACGGTAACCACTCCAATGAACGTTGACATTCTCTAGTTGAGATTTTCTGTGTTCAATAATTTGCTGTTGCCATTCTTCTGGTAATCGGTCAAAGAAATTATTTGAGTTGGTTCGTTGGTCATTATATTTCCATTTGGCACAAAGTGCATCAGGATCAATATAATCACCAACATTAGTAAAGATAAAGTTGTTAGCGCCAGCATACGTCGCAGGGATGTAATACATTCTGCTAAGGTCTTTAGTCTGTTTATCGCCAATGGACTGGAGTTCACTGTTGAGTGCGAACCAGAAGTGACGAATTCGGTCAGACGTAACTGATCCTGTAAGCGGAAAGATAAGTCTGAACTTTGGCCTATCAAGCGTACTGCTAGCAGTACTATAACAAATATAGTACCAATTACCAAACCGATTGCGAAGCTCATTTTCTAAATTACCTTTAAACTCGTGATCATCGACATCAACCGCTGCCCAACCACCCCATTCAATTACGTTCTTATTAGCACGTGTGGTACCTTCAATGAAAGTAGCAGGTGAAATAAGGAATGCTTTTTTCTTTGTCTCACACTCTTTCGTGGAGAGTGCGTACAAAGCCTTTTCAAAATCCGGGAAGGATTTAAAATCGAGTCTCTTATCTGTTTTATTATCAAAGAGACTTTTGAATGAGGTGAGTGAAATCATAATATAGTATTATATCACAATTCTTTATTCTTCGTCCATCCAACGAAGTAAAGAGTTGCGATTTCGATCCAATGCTGGATACCAAACTGCCTTGGTCTTTGTAGTAATACTTGGTTGATCCATAATCTCTGCAAACTTTTTCAAGTCATCTTCATTACGGATACGAACCGTGATCTTTGCATATGCCTCTGCATCTTCTTGAACAAACTCTGGCATGCCATCCCAATCATAAGGTGTACGTGTATCCTCTTCGCCAGCAAGGATAAACAAATTATTAGATGCTGTATCTACATTTAATTTATTAGTCGCCATATTCTTCTCCATCAGGTGTATCTAATTCAGGTGAAATTGCCTTGAGTACCATACCATATTCATTGGTACCTTTAGGAATATTTAGACCTGGTTTCTTAATTGGTTTCTGAGTGAATACACTGTAATTCACATCGTGGTGCCAACGTCCCCATTTAAATGCAAGTTTCACATGCTCGGGATGTTGTTCAATAAGTGATTCAACAAACGATTTACGGTTGTCAAAGTTTTCACCACTACGTTTGGTCCGGTCACCAGTCTGTCCAACATTATAGACTTCCTCAGTATTACCACCTTTCATTGTCATGGTTGCTGCCTTACCAACAAGGAAACAATTAAACAACATAGTGCAGTCGCCGTCTTTAAGCACACGCAAACTCAAGTCCGTATCCTCATTGTACTTACCACGCCAGCGATGCTTGACTGAGTTATCAATAAGGATACAAGAGTAAATACGAGTGTTAGTATAGTATGGTGGTTTACGCACTGATGCCGGAGCAAAGAATGCATAGTTCATACCAGACAATTTTACATTTTCGTATCGGTCAGTAAAGTCCTCACAGATACGGAATGCAGCGCCACTGGTCATACGAGTCTTGAGGTTACGATTCATACGGTAGACATGCCGCATGTTATCATCCAATACCCAATGTTTCTTATGACCTTCTTCGATTGAATGTTCCCACACGAAGTTACGAACTGGAATGGAACCACCTAAGAGTCCGGTTTTTTCATCCTTATAAGCATACTTTGGATCCTCACGGAAACCATTTGGCAGAACAAGGATCTTTTCCTTAGGTACGTGTTCGGCATACTTATCATATTCAGCATCTTCAATGACGATGCGATACGGTACGCCGATGTCTTCCATCGTACGTTGTGTCATACGAGATTCCCACCGACCTTTGGAAATAATATAAATTGGGTATTTTGGATTATGCATAGACTATATTATAACACAACTTAGGCAATTTGTAAAACACTTTTTAAGTCAGGCACTGAATAACCAGGACCTTTCATAACTTTACCATCTTCACGATAGATGGGTTTACCATCCTCACCAAGTTTACTCATATTGGATCTCTGTACTTCTTTAAAACAAGCATCAATGGGAATACCAAATGAATGGGCAGCACCATAGGTAACATAGAGAATATCTGTAAGGGCATCTGCCACCTCTACAATATCATTGGCGTTACATGCATCCACCAATTCTTGTAACTCTTCTTGGATAAGTTCAATGCGCAATTTTACGGTATCGGCATCTGGAAACTCTGGTTTGGATTTTACTTCCTGACCAAAGGTTGTCATAAATGTTTTCACATCAGTAGCATTTGTCATGCAAAAAAGTCCTCTAAAGTTGATTGTTCCTCTACCGACCATCCTACTGCTTCTAGGATAAATCGTAATGGTTCAATAAATGTTTTTTCAAATTGTGTATCGTAATCAATGAATCTGTGCAGACCAAGTTCTTTTGGCAACTCATCCGGGAATGAAATAATATTCTGCTTAATAGTATTCGGCATTTTTAAATATGCAAATTTTACTTTTGAGCCATTCTGGATAAGTTCGTACCGGTCATTAAGTCTGCTTTCCTTAACATAGTGATTATATAGTAGACTTCCACGTACATGGATGGGAGTACCTTTCTTGAAGATAGTTTTTCTGTCGGACCAGTCGGTAATATTACTCACCCCGCGAGGGAATGCAACTTGTTCTGGCGGCAGTTGTTTAAAATCAGTTTTAAATTTACCAATAAAGTCACGTGTTGCCAATTCATCACCACTGATAATAATTTTAAACACTTCCTTGAACTTGGCTCGGACCACTTCTGGTGTAGAGGACTTGATAGCCTCAATGCCCATGATCTTGAGTTTAGGTTCAGCATACTGCACACCCTCACTATTATGCACATTAAGTATATAGCGTTTCTTGGCAGTCCAGATTCCACGGTCAGCAATCACTTCGCGTTTCATTACCATCCGATTCTTGTGACCATTCATGTTCTCGAAGAGCTTTTGATAGGCATCTGCAAGGACAGGTTCAAAATGTTCACGGCAAACCTTATCAAGGAATGCTACTTTTTTATCCACACCATCATTCGGTTTCCAAACCATAGTGTCAATCAATGGGCCAAAGTCAACGTATAATGAATCAGTATCAATTGCAATGACATAGTCTTTGTCTTTGGTCTTGAGTACCTTATTCATTGAGGTATTCATTGCTTTTTCGGCCCATTGAATAGCCAACTGACCTGTTAGGGTAACACCTTCAGCAAGTCGGATATCAAAGTATCGGAAATAAGCATTACCGAGAGCACCATAAAGTGAGTTGAGTAGAATTTTAAGAGCCATCTGAGTATTCTCGAGTCGGTTGATTTCCTTCTCAAGTTCATAGGTCTTATTTTTCTCATACGCTTGTTGTGCAGCAAGCATGGCCTTCTTTGTTGCCGACCGTTCATCATAGTAATCTACAATGATACCAGGCACAACACCATCAATATCCTTACGGTATGTGGAACCATTCGCTGCGGCGGCATATTCCTCAACATCCGCCTTGTTGCCATCCAAGTAATATTCAACACCAGACTTAACAAACTTATCAGTCACTGTCTCGGGTGACATATTGTTCTGTACAATGATGTTTGGATACAGTGAGTTCAAGTCAAAAGAGACAACCCAATCATGAAGTCCGACTTTGGGATCCTTGACGTATCCACCAGCAAAAGCAGTCTTATGATGGTTACCATCGCCGAGTGATGGCATAACATTTTGTGACTTGAGCTTACGGTAGATAATTGATTCCCAGATCGCGGTAACACCAAATGTATCCTGATAGTTCACACCACCCTTATACGCCATGGTCATGGCAAGAGTAATCAGACCCATCTTATCCTCAAGTCGATCTACAAGTTCCACGTCCTTCATGTTGTAGTCAATGTACTTTTGATAATCATCTTTGTAGAGATTTTTCAGTGAACCTGATTCATCAAACGAAAGTTTAGTATCACCAAGCACAACGTATGCGATGTGATTCAACTTGTAGGATTCTTGGTTACCATATGAATAACCAAACTTCTGGAAGAGCTCTAAGTAATCCAGAGTCTGAATACCCTCGATGTTATAGGTATCATCAACCTTGTTCATCCTGGTTACTTGGCGATAATTCAACATACCCCATGGAGAGAATTTCTTGGCCCAGTCCTCACCAAGAATCTTAGTCACTCGGTTGACCAGATATGGCATATCAAAGAATCGGACGTTCCAACCAGTAATCACATCTGGTGAGAACTGTGGCGCTTGCCAATGATTTAAGAATGACTTAAATAGTTCTGCCTCAGATGTGCACTTGGTATATCGTACTGGTGTAATAAGAGCTTTGGATGTATCGTAATCACCATAACCCCAAACGTAATACACACCATCAATATTATTTTTAATAGTAATGGCCAACACTTCATTTTCTGCTTTACTAGGATGAGGAAACCCATCATCATAAGCAGTCTCAATGTCGATTGTTGTTACGTTAATGCGGTCACGATCAAACTTAATGTCACCAGGAAACTTCTCTGAGATGAACTGGTGAATTTGATTAGGGTTACCATAGATGTTAAAGCCGGAAACATCCTTGTACTTCTCCATCCATTCCTTGCCTTCACGCATACTCTCAAGTTTGACTGGACCGATCACTGTACCATCAAGGCCGCGCCAACCTACGTCTTTCTGTGAGGGCACATAGTACGTGGGTTGAAATGGTTCTTTACGCTGGTAGCGACGGCCTTGGTCATCATATCCACGGAATAGGATATTGTTACCATAACGAAAAACTGACGTGTAAAAAGACATCTTACTCCTTATTTTCTACCATTATAACACAAAATACAAGAGCTGTATATCACGAAATAATACTAGTAGGAGGCAAAATTACTTTTGAAAACATTTCTTGATATTGTTGGCGCAATGGATCAATAGGATTAATTGCAAACATGATATGAGCATCTTTAAAAAAGATACCTTCACTGGTTACACCATAACCCATAAATGGGGCAAGACCGAGTTGATTAGCTTGTGTGGGAATAAGGATTGCAATATCCTTTAAAAGGCAACCATCAGCTTGTGTGGTAACCTCTGCAATGAGTTCTTCGCCTGAGGTTAGACGAACGATTTGAATATTTGACATTTTCACTCCATAATTTAATTGTACATTATATCACAAAACCGATACAATGTAAATAGGGCCCGAAGGCCCTTTGTACTTAATCTTTTTTAGAGACGAAGGAATAAAATTCCGTAGCTTTCTTCATCAGTTCCTCAGTTGAATACGGTTTCAAAGCTGACTGCATTTCTTCAGTAGTCTTCTTACCTTGATCAAACATTTGTTGAGTGAACATATAATTCATTTCCCAAGCACGGTCCATATAGTCTTTAGCCATAGAAAGCATCTCGGTGCGAATTTCAAAGGGGTTTTTATTGCTCATAATATTCTCCATTATTTAACTTTGGTAAAAGCAGTGGCTTTATCCCAAAAGAATTTGTTAACTGTAACAGTATTATCAACAAGCATTTTTGCAAATGCGGTTTGTGTATCAATAAACTTGACTGCTACTTCTTGTAACTCAGGTTGGTCTTTGAAGATTTGATCTGCAACAATT